TTATACGTTCAGCTCGAACTTCACCTCCTCGCCCGCCAGCAGCCTCTCGGTGTTGGCCAGGTTATTCGCGTAGATATGCACGTTGCCCAGGAAGAGGGTGATAGACTTCAGCGGCAGATCTATTTGCCTTGAGATAAGGTACAGGTGGTAGATGTCGGAAGGGAGGCCGAGGCTGGCATCAGAGCTCCTCTGATAGGCAGACAGCACCAGCTCCCCGTCATCTATCTGGAACTGCACCAACGACAGGCACGGGGCCTGGTTGCTCTCTGCATCAGTGGCTCCGAGGAAGAGCACATAGTTCTTGCTGTTGCGCTTTTCCCGGTTGATCTTAGCCACCAGGGGCGGCAGCTTCTCGAAGTACGTGGGATAGCTATTGACGAGGATAGGGCCGACATAGTCCCACCAGGAGATGCCGACTTCACGGTATTTCTCCACGTTGCGCTCACCGCTGACGAACAGGTCGAGTTCGTTGCGCAGCTTCTTCCGGGCGAGGTTGTGTCCCTCGAAGATTTCGAGCAGATCGCCAGGCGTCAGGGACAGCTGCTCATTCAATAGGTAGGTGATGGATCCTTTCTTATTCTCCTGGACCTTTCCTTCCCGGAGAATCTTGCTCAAAATATGATGGTATTTATTCATTGTCGTAGTGTCTTTGTTGTGATTAAGCATAGCATATAACTGTAATTAAGGTAAATTTATACCCCCCCCCCCCCCC